CACTCTTACCGCCTGCTGTGGCAGTCACGGTGCAGTTACCTGCTTTGATGCCTGTTACTACGCCGTTTGATACGGTGGCAAAACCGGCTGGAGTCACTGTCCACACAACCGGCCGACTAGTTGCGCTCGTGGGAAGTACCGTAGCGGTCAGGGTCTTGCTATCGCCCTCGTTCATGGTCAGGGTCTCGGCGCTCAGGCTCACGCTCTGTACTGGAACATCCTGTGCACTTCTGCCCCACTCTATCCGCAAGGCATTCAAGGTATCCTGCATCGTATTGGTTTTATAGGCTGCGTTCTCAAGCAGGGATAACAGCAATTCTTTTGAAGTCTCGCTCATTCCATCGCCGGTATCACCCTTATCGCCTTTTGCACCGGCATCGCCCTTGGGACCTGCCTCACCTTTAGCGCCAGTATCGCCCTTGGGCAAAACTAGATTCAGCTTGCCGTTCTCGATGGTTGCGCTGGCAGTACTGCCGCTCGTCACTGTACCGATGGTCAAATCTGTGACACCACCGCCGGTGCTACTTCCACTGCTGCTGCCGGGGTCTCCTTTGTCGCCTTTTTCACCCTTTGGCAATGTCAGGTTCAGCACAGGGGCTTCCGCTGTACCGGTGATGGTCGCTGCAGCTTCTGTGCCGCTGGTCACAGTGCCAATACTAAGGTTCGGCGTTGCACCGGTGTCGCCCTTGTCACCTTTTTCGCCATCTGCACCTTTTTGGCCTTTCGGCAGCGTCAGGTTCAGTATCGGTGCCTCGGCCGTACCGGTGATGATAGCATTTGCGGTGTCACCGGTGGTCACGCTTCCGATGGTAAGATTAGGCGCAGCGCCAGTATCCCCCTTGTCGCCTTTTGCTCCCTTGGGCAGCACCAGGTTCAGCGCAGGAGCTTCCGCTATGCCGGTGATAATGGCATTTGCGGTGTCACCGGTGGTCACGCTTCCGATGGTAAGGACCGGGGTAACGCCTGTGTCGCCTTTTGCACCAGCATCGCCCCTAGGGCCCGCGTCGCCTTTTGCGCCGGTGTCGCCCTTCTCGCCTTTCGGCAGTGTCAGGTTCAGCTTGCCGTTGGTGATCGTAGCGGCTGCCGTGCTCCCGGATGTTACAGTGCCAATGGTCAGGTTCAGTTTGCCGTCGTTAGAGTTCGCGTGCTCCACCAGATCAGCAATTCCCTGATCGATTTCATTCATCATCTGCGACGTCAGCACTTGTTTGCTTTTAAAGTTGTGTTTGTTGTACTGCATATATCCTCCTCATCCCAGCACGGTTTCATCCAGGATCGCTTCATCCAGCACAGCGTATGCGTCCGTTACCTTGGTATCGTCCTCAGCAGTTTCCTCGTGGTTGCTCACAAGGCACTGCACCGTGGCGATCGTTGAGTTGAATTCCTTGATCACGTCATCGCCGTTCATCTGCCGCAGGCATACACTAAATGTTACACTTCCATTTGTTTCCGCTGCCTTGTCGCCGATCAGCCAGGAAAACTCAAGAGTCTTTCCGTCCTCGCATGCCATATCGGTCGGCAGATAGAAATAGTGCTTTCCCGCAGCATTCGTGTAGTTCACTCTGGGTGTAAAGCCGCCCATATCTGTCCCGCGGTAATATCTGCTCATTTTGAACCAGATCCGGTTCACGTCCTTGTCGCCCTTTGCGCCGATCACGATTGCCTTGCTTGGTATCGTCACCACACGCAGGTCTTCATCAATGACAAGGATCACTTTTTCTGCTTCTTCCGGCGTATCCATCGTCGCCAGAACTTCGTCTACATTTGCCATCTTTCGTCCTCTCCGTTCCGGCGTTTTCTGCTTACAGGGTCTGTTCCACCAGCACTGCATTGGTGGTCACCCGCATGGTGCCTTTTTGTCCGATCAGCCGCACCTTAAAGCTTTTGCCGCCGGTCACTTCGTCCGGCACATCGCACTCCAGTGCTTCGTCCACTGCAACCGCATACGCTTCATTGAACAGCACAACCTTTTTGGCTCCGCGCCAATCGCTGCTGTCCACGCCAAAGCAGCACTTCAGGTATCCCTTGCTCCCGGCCGTAATGCCGGAAAAATCGCCCTGCTTTGCGAGGTGCTGCCCGTCTACGCTAAACAGTAATCTCCGCATTACGCTTCCTCCTTATCACATAGGGCGTACAGCCGCCATTCCAGCTCGCTGATCTGGCTTTTGATCGCGTCCATCACGCTACTGGACTGCGGCGGGTCAAACAGCAATCGCACCTTCAGCGCCGTATAACTTTTCACCGCCTCAATGTCCGTCCGCTCCCCACAGAACTCGCTCCACGTTGCGGTCGCATCGCTGATAACAAAGGTCTTTTCCGGCCCCACACCCATCTGGTTCAGAATCATCAGCACACTGTTAATGTGCATGATAAGGTCGGTATCAAAGGCCGCATACTCCTCGGTCAATCCAAGGAGCTTCTTCACTGAGGTCAGGATACTGTCCATTTCTCGTCACCTCAGTCCGGGATACACTTGTTATCCCACTTCTTGTAGGCATCCAGATAGGTCTCACCCTTGTCGCCATTGTGGGTGAGCTCGTAGTACATCCCGTCGGATACAGTTGTGCTCACAAGCGCCTTCCAGTTCTGCAGGGTTTTGCTGAACCATACGATGAACACGTCCTCCATCGTCAGCTTCTTACCGTCAGTCACGTCCACATGGGCGTTAAAGTAGTCCACCACCAGCTGCTTTGCGCGGTTCATCATAGCTTCGTTGTCCATTTTGTTTTCCTCCTTTTGTTATTCCTCGTGATTCATTACACCCTCGGCCGCAATGGCTGCATTTGCCCAGAACAGCGCCTCGTCCAGCTTCGTCAGTGCCAGACTGCGCTCCCGGCTCGGTACAATGCACCGCACCATGTGTTCTGCCTCTTGCATCTTCAGCCGCAGGTTCGTGCTGTATGCCGCTTCCGCAACATTAAACTTTCGTACCGGATACATCTCATTTCCTCCAAGGACAGGTATCGCCCGGTCGCCTCTCCGCAAACGCAGGTTTTAAGATCGTGTCATCTCCGTAATGGATGGCCTTGTGTGTGCGGTCGCTCACACATACCACGTTTTCCGGGTTCAGCAGCGCGTCCGTGTGCCCCAGCACATCTTCCTTCGTCAGTGGGTTTAAGTGGTGGATAATAATGCGCGGCCGGATGGGCTTTCCGTTTCGTATCACCCAGTCCACGATCTCATGCTCCGGGTGTGCCAGATCGCAGCCCATGTCCCGCACAATGATCTTATCCCGAAACTGCCGCCATTCTCTCGACTGGTAAAAATCCTGGTTCAGGTACCGGTCAAAGCCGAACGTGTCCATCCCCACCGTTCCATGCAGCTTTACATAATGGAAGCGGTCTTCAAAGCTTGCCAGTCGTATCAGCTCGCTATATGTTTTCATCTTACAGCAATGGTCAATCCAACAAGCGCGATCATCGTAGCTATGCACAGAATTAGATATAATGCAAAGTGTAGCCACTCATCCGAGCACGAGCCATCTGACACAAATACCGCTGCAATTCCGATAATATTCAGCACGAGCCCGGCTGTGATCAGATCAGTCCCGACAATAGTTATGTCGATCATATCATCCCCTCCTCGTCCTCTCCATCATCAATGCCTTGGTATACCCGCATCATCTTGATGGCTTCACCATACAACTCCTCGGTGTTCTTCTGCGCCTGCAGCATCTCAGTCTTTGCACGCAGCAACTTGTTTTCTTCTTCCAGCTTTTCTTTTTCCAGTCGCGCCTTGCTGCCGGACAGCCGCAGATAATATGTTGTTTCAGCACTGGATGCAGTTCCTTCGCGAAGCCGTTTTTCGACAAGGTCTACTGCCAGCGATATCATTTGGTTTTCTCTCGCTTCAGGGGACAATGCCGGACGCAACCCGACATCATCACCAGACGAGGCTTTTCGGGTTTTCATACAGTTGTCATTCCTTTCACGTGAGTTTTTGGCTCTTTAAGCCGTGTTTTGTAACCTTCAATGTTGCTTATCGCCACATTCTGACCACTTTTGTATTCTATTAGTTTTTGTAAGGGTTCATGAGAGCTGTTTTGGGGGATTATGTCTGTGCAAAAAGCCAGTCATTGAAAGGAGAGATCAATTATGGATCGGAGATTCCAGGAGGTGAATCATGAAAGTCAAGAGAACAAGGTTCAAACACTATCTCATGAGCCCTTACAAAAACTCCCGATCCATCGTATCTCTACAACAGATCGGGAACACGCAGGGGGGTAAAACTAAAACAGGCCCTGGTCTACACCCCAAAGCCCAAATATCAATTTTACCCCCGGGGAAATATCAAAGACCGGCGCGATTTAGGGAGGGGGTGGATTTTTCGGACCCCCTCCCCCTGTCTAAACGTCAGTTTAAGCAGCGTTTGTGCCAGTTTCGGGGTCGGGAAGGGTCTTTTTGACCTTCCGGTACAGGTTTAACGGATCAGCCATGACGATCTGATCGATTGCCTGCTCAATTTCGTAAGCATTTTCGTTATCAGACAGCTGATCGGACGTGTATGCGAGCCGCGCAAGGAGGCCACAGGAATTGTAGCCATGGTCACAGTCAAAACGATACCACTGATCGAACTGGTCATGCGGATCGTAAGGATTGTCAACCGTAGTAAGAAAACAACGAACCATATTTCTCGCTTCCTTTTGTTCTTATTTATTCAATGCATCGTAAATTGTGGAACACCGCAGGCCTTTGCGATTTCTTCATAGCTGTATCCGCCAGCCAGCATCGCTTTAGCCTTTGCTTTTTTCGCAGAAGAAAGCGTTGCTGCTGCTTTCGGCATTGCGCGCTTAACGATTTCAGTCGAATCAGAACTGTTCAAGAACTTGGTAAGCATCGAATCAGAAATTGCATGATTTTGAATTGCTTCCCATTCGCGATCCGTAAAGACAATTTTTGTCCTACTACTATTGGCTCCCACCTGATCGCGGGCACGCTGCATCTCGACGGACGAGATCTTCTTGATCTCTTTCTTGTCATCCTTGTCCTTATAGTCAAGGCCGCGATCCTCGATAATAGCCTTGATCCTGGAGTTCGCGATGATCATTGCACGCTCTTTTGGCTTGTTTGCGAGGACCGCCTCGTATTTAGCCTTCAGAGATTCCACTTCCGGCGCATACTTCTTCGCAGCAGCCGGATCACGCTGGATGCCCTTCATGTTGGCGTAGTCCTTGCGCGCCTGGTTGGCCATCGCTTTGAGGTAGTTGGAGAAATTTGCATATTCCACTTCCTGAGGCGTTCCGGTCTTAGACGACATAAGGTTTCTCACATCTTTTTCCAAAGAGATGCGGCTCACTTCATCTTCGGCAATGCGCTTTTTGCCCTTCTTATCCGTAAAGGTACGGCCACTCTCCTTGTAGATGTACTCACCGGTATCCTTATCGATGCGCACACTACCACGGCGCTCTGGAATACGAACGGTCTGTTTGCGGCGGGAGAGCAGGGTGGATGCGCCACCGTACTTCTCGTTACCGTCATCGTCCACCCGGATCTGATACTTCTGCTTCAGCTCCTGGATGCCGTTCTCCTTCTCCGACCTCTTGTAGTCCAGCTTATGCTTCTCTGCATCGATGACGACCATTGAATGTCGGACAGCACGCTCCAGATCTTCAGTCGTCGCACCACGCAGGGTCATGTCAGTAATCAGGTTCGAGATGATGCCCATCTCTTTCTGCTTTTCATCCTTCTTCATCAGTCGGACGTTGTTAGGATTACCTTCAGGAACCGCGTAAGAGGTCTTCGGGTCGAAGTTCTTTAGGCCGGGCAGCGGATCAGTAGAGTTGATGCGAACCTTATCAGACATAGGGATTGCCATGACAGTATCGCCGTCGAAGTCCGCACCAGACAGACGCTCAGCCACCTTAGAGCTGATGCCGATTGCATCCTTGACGTTGCCGAGATTGCTCTTGCCGCTGGCATTCTTGTTGTTCACCGTGACAATGGGAATCTCAAACGTGCCTGCATGAGGGTAACGAATCAGCGCAAGCTGCGTACCGTTCTCATACGTCGGGCAATATGCTTCGGTTTCCTTGATCTTATCCAAAGGAAGAATAACCTTTGTGGACTGACCCGGAAACGCAGAAGCTTTAAGCGTCATAGCCGTTCCGTCACACTTTTCAGCAAAGTCCAACAGCATCTTTTTCTTGACTGTCGGATTAGTGTAGTGCATGATCTCGTCGTACTCGGCTTTGTAATCAGCTCTCGTCAGTTCCAGCTGCTTTTTGATCAAAGGTAGCGGCTGCTTAGAAAGGAACTGGGATGAAACGCTCTTGGACATATCGTCCCAGTCGCCTTCCCACTTCAACTTATTGATGGGAGAAAGGTGCTCTTTGCCATCTTTTCCAATGTAGGTGCTCTGGCCTTCCGCAGTAATGGCAGCACCAAACGGATTGCCCGGATCGTTCTTGATCTCTTTGAACACCTTCATCTTAGGTGTGCCAGAAGGTTTGTTCGTGTTGAATACAATATCAACACCATCCGGCATATTGTCAGAATACATGGCCATGCCCTTCAGATAGTGGCTGTTGTCCACCATGATACGAACCTGTGCATAATGAGAGTTGCCCAGATCCAGATCTGCAACACCGCGGCGAATCTCCATAACGCCATCTTTTGCAAGGCCGCCCTGATCGCCGTAGCGCACTGCTACACGGTCAGAACTCAAGCTTGAAGGGGGTTGCAACTGGCGAAACGAATTGCCGCCATCGTCAGAATGATAGTCCCCCAACGACTGAATATCACCCTGATGCTCATAAGCATAGCGCTGGTCATATTCAGGTTTTGCCAAGACTGTAATGTTGGTCTGCTGCCGGAAATTGGTGGGCTGCTTGATGCCAACACCATAGCGCTTATAGCCGTGTTCTGCTTCCAGAATATAAACAGCCTCGTCCAGCTTACCTTCTGACACGCCGAGAGTGAGATTGGTGCCCTCGGAAATATCAATCATGCCTTTCTTGTCTACTTCCTTCTTCAAGGTTTCGGCAATCTTTTCGGCCTGATCTTTCTTTGTGCCAACACCGTTTCTGGTACATAGACCGAACCGTAGACTCAGGCATGCCAAGCTTCTGTCCGATCTCGGTCCAGCCCATATCAGGATTTTCCTTCTTCAGCTTCTGAATATCTTCCCACTGAGAAGCTTTGCGGTCGTGACCTGCTTTGGTCTTTGCAACGCGAAATTCCGTTGCGCCGAGCTTATACTCGGGCGGAAGCGTATCGTTGATGGCATCAAGGATCTCGCCTTCGGACATGCCCTTGGCCTTAAACTTCTCAACACGGGACAGGAAGTCACCGGAATGCTGGTACGGGCTATCGCCGCTTCCCCACGGATAGCGGCCAGAATGGCGCTTGGTGCCGTAATGCTCCAAAATATCATTCTCGCCGCCATATTCAACGCCGAAGTAGTTTTTCAGGTCTTTCTCGATCGGATTCATATCAGCACACTCCCATTTTCATCTTTGCAATAATCGGATCAAACTCGCGGATCTTCTCCATAATAGGCTCGATGTCTTCTGCTGCCGGATTGGCAAAAAGAATATCATCGGACTGGTAGATGCGGTTTTCAATCTGGATACTGCTCGGTTTAATTCGGTACTCAAGGCAGAACAGTGCATCGTAAATGAACAGCTGCTCCATGTGTGCCGGTACGATTCCGGTCTTGAGGTCGTGGATACGCAAAATATCATCCCGGAAGCAAATAGAATCCGCTGTCCCGAAACAATTTTCAGAATAGCAGAGCACCTGCTCCGGTGTCATACGAAAGCCAATGGCATCGTTGACATAGCTGTTGAGCGTCTTTTTAGAACGCGGCAGCTTTTGGCCAAGCGCAATGCACCTTGCTGCAAATTCGTGCAGTTCGGTCCCCTTTTGCGCAGCCATAAAATTGGTATACGCTGTAGTAAGTTTATCAGCATCGTAGTTGATCCAGTGATACTTACTAGCGCCGAGGAAGGCGTGCTGCCCTATTAACCTCGAATGCTCGTTGAAGGTCATTCAGAATCTCCTCCTTGTTTTCCGGGCAAATGAACGCTGCAAAGCTCATCCTGTTCATCAGGTTCACATAGTAATCCTGATTCGGACGATGCGGCGCATCCATCGAGCGCTTGCCTTCCAATGCTGCCCATGTGCTCTCGTACAAAACTAAGAGATCCGGGATGCCCTGAATCTCATTCGGATCGAGATGCACAACCATGCAGCCTGGAAACCGCTCTTTGATTTCATTCACCAGGTTGGTCTTAAATCGGTTCTCCAGCATAAAATCTCCTCCAAAAATAAAGAGGAATGGTACGTTTGGGACGCACTCTCTCCTCTTCATAAAAGAGGATGTTTTTTTCGCGTCTGTTTTGGACAAAAAGAAAGAGCCACAGATTTCTCTGTAGCTCTAACCATGGATTATTCCAACACTTTCATGTCGTCAAGAATATCGCTCAGCCGTTCGCCTTCTTTCTTTCTCTTGTCGATTTCCAGCCACTCGTCATTTGTCAGTTCCCGACGTAACTTCCAATAATGGCCCAGGCTGCGGTCATAGCAGTACAAATCTTTCAAATCTTGCTCTTTTGCCAAAGCCGCGTGTTTTGACAGCATTTTAGCACCTGCTGCAATTCCGCCAACGACTATCGGACCATAAGTAATGATTTGATCTTTGTGTGCATAGCACCAAGTCTGGACCTTCATTTTCTTGTCCTGGAACCACTCCCGAACTTGCGCTTTCTTACGAGCCCTTTCAAGCTCCTTCATAGTGCAAACTTCGCCCATAATAGTTCTCTCCTTTAAAATAGTATTTGGATTGCTCCATAAAGTATCCAGTATTTTTCGCGGACAAAAAGAAAGAGCCACAGATTTCTCTGTAGCTCTCTCGCAAAATATCATTCGGGTCGGTGCTCGTAGAAGAACAGGTACCAGTCAGGAACACCTGCTTCCAGCATCCGGCCGTCTTTGTAATGGAACTCGCCGTAGTCTTCGCTCAGTTCAAGGTTCATGTAGCTTTCAGGATGTACCGGATGATTTATCTCATCGTCAGTTAGGGTTATGTCACAAGGACGACAAGTCCAGTATCCCTGCACTACTTCTGTCATGTTTCGCCCGCAGCATTTGCAGACAGGAACTTTTGTATGCAGTTCTACAAACTCATTTGCATAGCATTTTACTTCGTTCCCTGCAGCATCCGTTTCGGTCCATTCCTCAAAGCCATCCTCGTTGATAAAGCGGTTCATATAAGCCATCTTTATTACCTCATAAGCATCTAATCGGTGTGTACAGCGATTATAATAAATATACATCATCGGGTTGGGTTCTTACAAGTCGATACCTTGAACTTTTCGTGAATTTTGGCCTCTGCCCAAAAGCCCACTTTTTTCGCCTATCTATTATAATATTTTTTATTTTTTATAGTGTAATTAAGAAAAAAAGTGGGCAAGTGGGCAGAACGGCATTTTTGTGCAAAAATATAACGATAATGCGCTATATTTTAGTTGTAAGCCGTGCCCACTTTTGATTTTAAAAGTGGGCAGAAAGTGGGCAAATGGCCAAAAATTATGAATTTTTCGTGAACAATTAGCCATATTTTTAACCTAGAATAGAATTTTGCCACTTTTTCGCCACACAGCCCAAAACAAAAGTGGGCATAAAATATAAAAGTGGGCAAAAGAAAAAGACGCTGAATATCATGCAACGTCCTTTTCCAGCCACTCCCTAGCTGCTGTCGATGCCTATTTTCATCGCTATCCGCCTCCTTATTTTCCCGAAGTCCTCTTAACCTCGCCGAGAGCTACTCGCCATGCAAAGACCTCAGCATCAAATTCTTCTTTTGAAACTCCACGCTTTTTAGCCTCATGCAGCGCCTGCGTATACGACCACGTTCCGTCAACATAGCGCCCGGCATAGATTTCTGCTACACTCATCACGACCGCACCTCCACGTCCGGCAGAATATCCGTGTGGAAATAGAGTTTATAGTGGTAAGGATCGGTATGAGTGCCGGTGATATCCTCAACAACATACATGGTGTACTCGTTCAGGTAAATATAATTCTTCTTATACTCGTTCGGACCTGTCTTCACCGTACACACAAGTTCGTTGTTTTCATTGTTCGAGATGGACATAGCACCTTCCATTTCAAGGATAACCTTGTCCGTACGTGCGTTATAGACCGTGATCCGGCGCTCAGCTTCAAAGTAGTTGGCCTGCTTGGAAATGTTCCGATTCACCTTATCCGCTTCGGAGCAGCTGCACAGAACCACACAGCCGACGAGCATCATCAGACATGCAACAACACAAATAATACGATTTTTCATAGTTACTCCTCCACACTTTCCTTTCTCGTCTGCTCATCCTTCGGCCAGTACGTGTAAATATCATCGAACACTACCGGGATCTTGCTCTGCAGCTCTTTCAGCAGCGGGCACATCAGCTCCCGCATCTGAGGATGAGCCGCCACAGGAGTACGCAGCTTGAAGATGTTGCGCCACTCACGGTAGTTGGCCGTCACCACGATCTCGGTCTTCAAACACAGCGGCAGCACACAACGAGCCTGTTCGGGACGCATACCGTGATGGATAAGGCCCATATAGTCACTTTCTACATCCTCGCACATATCACGGAACAGTGCCCATTTATAGTAATCCTCTCCTCCTACATAGAATTGCTGAGCCATCCCATTAGGAATATAATACGGCCGGATAAAGCTCAGTTCCCCGCCAAACTTCTCCTTCGAGTAGTTGCAGTACCGGGTGCTCTCCTGCGCAAAAGAAGCAATGCGATGCCGCACCAGCTCGTTAGCCACGCCACGGTCACAGGTGAACAACACGCTCAGCTGAGAATGCTCCAGCATAGCCTCATGCCCCTGCTTCACCAGAAAGCCCACCAGTTTCTTTGCTGACTCCCCATCCAGCGTGATCTTATCCTCGCTCTTGTAGCAGACTCGGGCCACCCGCTCGATCTGCTGGAGCTCCTTAATGCCTCCCTCAGAAATATCAGTGAGGATTTCGTACTTAGGTTCAACGATTTTCATAATTAAATCTCCTTTTCATCAGTGAATCCACTATTTCGAGCTGGCTGAGGCTCTTTCCGTTGCCCCTTTGTGGAACTATGTATCCGAGATGAGCCATTTGTTTATGGTCGCAGGATTTCACTTTGGGACACTTCTGGCATTTTGGAGCAAGAATCGTAATCGCTCCAAAGTCTTCGTTCATAAACTATCCTCTCGCTTCAACTTACACTCCCAGTCGCCGCAGATATCTCCGCAAGCGAACTTCTTCGCAATCTTCATGCCTTTACGGATGGCCTCCTGCTTGTCGGTCGCCCTGACTTCAAATGTCTGATGCCCACCGCCATTGTCCGTGCAGGAAAATATAAAGGTATACTTTCTCATGCTTTTTGCCTCTCAAAATTTAATGGATCATACACGTACCCCATCGGCCAGTCCAGGCGTTCCAGCCAGCACGGATAATAGCGAAACGGAAGCTCCAATCCGAACCAGTTTGCGTTCAGAATCATGGCTTCTTCACGTACAGCAAGCACGAGATGGAACCTGAAATATTTTCTTGGTGCGGATTCCACTCGGTAAAATTCAAGTCCTGGATAGTACATAAATAATTCTCCTAGTCCTCTAATACCATAACGATAAAGTCAATAATGCTGTTCAAAGCACCGACGACTTTAAACAAAACATCTTTCACGAGATTCTGTCGTTTTGGGGTTATTACAGGCGCTTCATGCCTCCAAATATCTACGCTCGGGCTTTTAACGACGTACTCTATCGGCGCATTATTTGCATACAATGTTTCCACTTCTGTGCATTTGTCAATCAAGGCCATGTATTCTCGCATCTCATTTGCGCTCATGCCGCCGTAGCGAATGCTTTGAAGTGCTTGATTATATAAGTATTCCTCCAATGCTTCTCACCTCACAGCAAAATCCGAAATAGCGTGAACCAAATTACCTTCAGCGTAACCACAATAATGATCAGCCACGCGCAGATAACCATGGTCAAAGCCAGCACATGTCCAAAGAATATGCCAATCTTATCCCAAACATCATTCATCCTTATCAACCCTTTCGAGACCTGTGAAATATCCGATGCCAATATGACCACCATCGCAATGATGAATTGGGCGGAACGCCATCAGACCAGCCAGATTGTTCTTCGCATCTTCGGGATTACAGTAGGGATGCCCATCATTAAATTCCTTCTCGCAAAATCGGCACTTGTAAGTCGGATAATAAAACGTCTTCACCCCACACACCTCCTCACGGCATCCACCCGGCACTCTGCAGCGTTCAGCTCGAAAATAGCCGCATCCACAAATTCCGGGTCGCAGTTCTCGAAATGGTTCCGAGCCACCTCCAATGCCTGCAAAGCCTCCCGCAGGGTATTGGCCGTCGTCGGAATCGGCTCCATGCGGAATATCTTTATGACATACTCAGCGATTTTTCGTAGCATAGTTACTCCTTTCTTCGTGTATTAGATTTGAAATCAGTCGTATACCTTATATTCCATATTGCTCACATGGGCGATGGTATCGTAGTTATCACCCTCAAAGCGAAATCTTGCCATACCGTTCGAGGTTAAATCAGAGAACTTTTCTAAATATCCGCTTCGTCCGGGCCAAGGGCGGATGATTTTCATGAAGACCTTATGGGTCGTGGCTTTTTTCTGAATCTCGTGCATTTGAATCGCTCCTTTTTGTTACAGTTCAGAAAATAAAGAGCCGCAGATTTCTCCACGGCTCCGTGTTCGTGATTTCAATGCTTATTTGCCCAATAGTCCATCATCCATACATCATGATCCATCATCTTTATTACATGCTTTAACCGAATTTTTTCAAGAATGCCTTTTCCGGCAAATTCGTCTAGTGCTTTTGCAATAAAGCAATGATATTCCGCTAATGCTCCATGATATTTGAGCTTTATGTTCATATCAATCACCTCCATAAAGGAGTCTGTTATTTTCGCGTCTTCTCCTCAAACTTCACAGGTTTCTTGCTGCCCTCCCGCGCACACTCCGTCAGGCACTCGTTGCAGGGCTCGTCCGTCTCCAGTACCTTGAAGTTCTTGCACTTCGGGCAGTAGGTCGCATAGTCCACTTCGCGCATCCAGTCATTCATCTGATTTTACCTCTCGAATAATTGCGGTTTTCCCACAACGAGGACAAATTCCAACGTATCCGTCCATAATAGTAAGGCAGTTTGCTCTTTCATTACGCCATTTCGTAGCAGGGATTCCGAAGTGAACTCCACATTCATTACAAACTACAGGAACGACTGCTTCACGGACAATTCCGTTATCTTCTTCAGGATCAGGCGGAAGAGTCCACGGATTATCGCCACCGCAAAGTGGACATTTAAATATAACTTCATGTTCGCCCATCCGTTTTCCAGTAGCTCTAGCCCAGTGCTTCCCGCAATGCGCGCACTTACCATTGTAAGCCACCCAGTCATCACGATCCCCCTTAGTTACGGTGGACTTAATATTGAACCTATCATCCAACTCCGGGTGCGTCTCCCGCTGGTTCAGCGCCCAGAGCAGATTCCAGCAGGCAGCTCGCAGGTGGTCCTCATCATCCATACCGACCATGTACTTTGCCAGATGCCGAGAAGCACTGTCCAGCAGCGAATGCAGCGGGATGCCTTTGTCCACATTGTGCTCGCCGTATTTCAGCGCACCTTCCTCGCAGTGCTTGCTGACCTCCATAATGCCGTACCAAGGAAGAAGGTCCATTCTACCCTTCCCTGCGTGCATATCGCGCTTTGCACCGGTTTCAAATTCGGTGCGGTCTCCAGAGTCTTTAATCATTTTTGCTCCTCCCAAGGATATTTTTCTGCTCTTGTTCCATCTGCTAAAATTTTGCAGTAGCACTTTTGGTCAGGTAATACACACTCACCAGCGTTCTCGATGTTGATATCGCAGTCTTTATATTCGCCGTAAATACTACGCTTGCAATCTGCGCAATAGTTAATCTCTCCCATAAAACATCAATCCTTTCTTACTTAATGAGATTCACATGATGCTGGTAAACCTCAACAACATCTCGCGGATGGTTCTTTTTTCCAAAGAACATTGCGATATGTGGGTAATTGTCTCGTCCATCGTTGCGGCAATACAATTTTGTGGGAACTTTGTAACGAGGCAACGCTTCTTCGGTATACATGATTTTTATAAGTTGAATCTCATGATACGTCGCCTTCATCTTCTGAATAAGTTTCTTCTTGCTTTTTCGTGAGATATTTCCCATCAGCAGAACCTCCTGATTCTCCCCTTTTCAAAATCCCCCAAATCTGCTCGGGTGAGCGAATATAGAACCAGCCGTATGTGTATTCATCTTCTCGCTTTTTCGTGAGTTCCACACCGAGGAACTGCCCTCGACCACGAATCTGTAGCACACCCTGAAATCCCGGTTCTGTCGGCTCTTTATTCATGTAATTTGCCGTCGTCGAACCTTGATAAACCTGTTCAAACTTTTTGATCTTCTTGCACCTGTTCACCAGCATCCGCTCGATTCTCTTAATTGTCTTCTTCGACGGATTACACATCTTTCTGGCCTCCTTCGTATTTCAGAAAAAGACCATACTCTTCCCTTACAAATAAGACCTTTCCTGTTTTTAGTGCCTCGATGTCTTTGTCCGTTATTATGAAGAAGCTATTGCCAAATACGGACTGTTGCGGGCATACATCAAGCAAGTCAATCGGTTTAAACGTTTCGTCGAACCAGCTTTCAATATCCTCTTTCGTAACACGGCACGGTCGATCATTTCCCTTGCAGCACCCATTCTTCATGTAGCCAAGGCATTCTTCATATGCCATAAATATCACACTCCATAAATAATACTTTATTTATTCTTCAGCAACGCCTCCACACGGTCAACTAGATCGCCGTATTCAGTGCCATAGATTCTTGCTGCACTTTCGTTTTTGCGCCTATCCTCTTCCTCGCTGCTGTCTGCACAAGGAATATCAATGCCCTTCTCATCCAGCATATCCTCGAAGATGTCCACGACATAGAACGCCAAGTCTCTTTCAGTGTTTTTCATAAATATCACGCTCCATAAAATTTTCGTTCATTGAACTTCTTTTTGTCGTTTAAGGCCCGCCCAATCGCCAAATCGATACCACTCCTGCTCTTCAGGTGATAGAAATATAAATCTGTGTACGGCGTGTTTAACCGGTCAATACGCCCAGAAGCCTGCTCCATAACCTTATAGGAGTAGTTCTGGGAGTAAAATATAATGGTGTCCGTCTTAATGCAGTTCCAGCCCTCGGCACCAGCGTTGTACTGCACAAGATAGACCCATTTGTCTGTATCCGGTATCGGCTGATGCTTGTGTCCATTCCACTGAGCCACCTCTACACCGTTGTCGTAGGGCAAATGCAGGAGAATATCCAACTCATAATCGAAGTTATAGAAGACTATAACCCTTGGTCTGGTCATGCAAATATCCAGAACTTCCTGCTGCCTACTAGGGTCAGTGTTTACCAGCTTACGCAGCAGATAGCAAAACTCGCTGGCGTTCTCAACGGGCTTGTTTTCCCACGGATTCCAGCGAGTTCTATGAATATCTTTATATTTCAGCCGGTCAAAGTCCACGTACACGGTTTCGTGATGCGGAATTGTCGGACGCTTAAAGTCCATGTCCACCAAAATCCGGTCTCGCAGCCGGACAAGCCTGCCGGTATTCAAATATCTGTCGATTTTCGGAAACTTGGAAAACCGACTATACACCACGTGCTCATTATTGAACTGCGTCCGGTTTTTATAGAACCCATTCGCAATGAACACTGGAATATAATCCGTCCAGCAGTCACCGGGTGTTGCACTCAGTAAAATCCAATCGTTCTCTTTCGTGATTTTCAGGAACGATTTGACCCACTGCCCGCTTCCAACAACGCGCTGCTCGTCGAACACAAAGAACGCCCCTTTTGCGCCAACATACTTATGAACATTGTTCCACGAATCAACCACGACTTTGTGATGATACATAGTTGCTTTTTCATCCGTAGTCATCATAAACGGCAGCATTTCTTCCTCCCACTCAGCCGTATCGCGCTTACGAGCGGTCGTAATGATGTATAAGTCCTGCGGAGGGTCACGCATCTTGACATATCGCTTGGTGTTGACCTTACCGCCATTTTTGATGTAGTAATACGCCAGCCCGGTTCGACTTTTGCCACTGCCAACGCCGCCGCATAAGATGCAGCCATTTCGCATTCGGTCGACTGCATCCTGCTGGTAATCATACAGTGCTACTCCAGACACTTTGTTCGCCTCACTTCCTTATGCACATGAATAGATTCCGGTCTGCAGTGATTCTCATACGCCAACAATGCAATGGTGGCTTCCTCTTCATCCTCGCCTTCGCCCAATAGCGTATAGGCAAAGAGCTCTTTTCCGTTATGCTCAAAGACCTTCCAAGTGCGCCATTTGTCTGCCATATCAGTACCTCCTAAAAAGAAAGAGCCACAGATTTTTCTGCAGCTCTTGCTCTTGTCTTAAATATCCTTCCGAATCAAGAAAAGTTCGCCTTTTGACACAATCACGCGAACCATTGATCCGCAGCGGACACGATCGATTGCCTGCCGATAAGCAGCGCGTGCACTCTCACTCGTGCGATAGTCATGTTCTACAAACATAACCTTTGCCCGAGATTCGATAAACACGCGAATCTTATCGGAGGCATCAACGTACCCCCTATCATAGTTCCTTTTGATTTTCTTCGTCATAATCATCTTTCCTTTCTGGATGACATTTAGTCCATCCATAAAGCATCAAGTATTTTTCGCGTTGATAAGTGATTTCTCATTTTATAATAGGCATTCCGCCATGGTGGGTCAGGCAGGATTTGAACCCGCGATCAAGCAGTTATGAGCTGCTGGCTTTAAACCTAGCTAAGCTACTGACCCAAAATAAAAGAGCCATAGATTTCTCTACAGCTCTCTCGCTTAATACCAGTTCAATATGTGATCGTCGTAATTGTCATTCAAGTTTCTCACCATCTCTCGGAATTTGTATTTCTCACCATACTTATGGCGCATCTCCTCTTTGAATTTGCGCGCATCGCGTATGTCAGAAAATAGTTCCGTTCCGATGTACTTATCAACCGTCATGACATGTATTAAAACAATCGTCATATCAATCACCTCCGTAATAGAGGTCGAATATTTCGCGTCCAAAATATAAAACCGAGCCGTTTCCTCTGAGAACGCCATTTGCGACGTGGGCACTCACTGGCTGGACATTCAACCGAGGATTGACCTCGGCACTCGGAAATATCAATCAGACAAAGCGATTCAGACGCTTCTCAACAATATCCGGCGCAACGTAGGTGATGTTAACCAGATACTGCGGAACGCCGTAGGTCTTTGCCGTATAGTTTTCGACGATACAGCCATCGAACTCCTTATTTTCATCGTAGATTCCGATGAAGGCATCCGCATCGGCCATCTTCTTAATGGACTCGCCCAGATACCACAGACACTGGCTTGCACATTCGGGAGCATCCTCTTCGATATAAGTCGGGATAACCTCGAACTCCGTATCGAAAACCGCTTCCGCGATTCTGTGCATCTGTTCCATCGTTGCTTTGATTTCTGCATCCGAGCGGCCACGCATCGGGCAGCTGATAAACAGTTTTTCCATGTATCCTCCTTAGTACGGCAAATCGTTGGGCTCAGCCATATCTGCGTCGGGTGCAGCATCGCGGTGCGTATAGCGCTCTGCGTACGGATCGGCGTCCTCGTCCTGCTCCACGTACATCACGTCCGCATACAGCGTAAACTCGCCAGGAGCATTGCGTTTCTCCACGAGATTTGCCTGGCAGCAGACGTTCTTAACGCGGATAAAGTCCAGCTGGCCGATGGTCTCAGGCGTGCACAGCAGGCGCTTGCCCTGCAGAGTAATCCAGTAGACATGCGGCGGCCACTTGGAGTCCATGTTGACCGTAACCGGAACATAGAAGGTCGGCACGAACGGTTCCTCATAGGTGTAGTTCGGGTTGGGCTTGGTCTGCTTGACATTGATGCCCATATCCATCATCTGCTGCGCCTGCTCCACCGTAGGAATCACGATGTTGACGCGGCGCTTGTCCGAACCGAAACGGTCACGGGCAGGGTCGCCCGAGAAATTGGTCTGGTAAATAAAACGGGTATCGTCAATATTGACTTTCTGACGCTTCTGGAACATAAATATCAAATCTCCTTACCTTATTTATAATGCGCTGTAGTTATTGAACGGCGTAGAGTGCTTAACGTATTCGTCAATCAACCGGCAGCCAGCCTTGACTCGGACTCCTCCGTCGGAATCTTTTGCTTCAGCCCGATATGCCATGCAGCCTTGTTCATAGCAGTCCATAAACTGACCTTTTTCATGTGCCGAATACTCGCTCTCGTACTTCTGAAACGGACATTTCATCTTCACTCGCCTCGTTCAGCCTTTGCGGCAGCCATGTGGGCGAGTTCGTGCACGGTCTTGGTTGTAATGGCCGTAGCCTGATTCAGACCGGCCATCATGTCCGAGATCGAACCAATAGAGCCAGGTTCCTTCTTTTTCTTCTTAGTGTACTGCTTGAAAACCTTATGGAACCGGTTATCATTGCCTGCCATCTTCTTGACAATGGCCATAGCAAGCCCCTTTTCCATGTCGAACGTATCTTCCGGGCCACACTTTACCACGGTTTTGGTCCCGTCAGACCACAGGACGACCGTTGCCGGATCATTGAAGATGACTTTGCGGATGCTGACACTGCACATGCCGAACTTCACAATATCATTCTTCTTGGCCTGCTCCATGGACTGGCGGGAGTAGTCAATTGCCATCGCGGCATGAATAGCCTTTCCTATCACTTGATCGTTCACAATCATCACTCCGGTCAGATCCGGGCATACTTTTTTCATTTATCTCACCTCATAATTTCTTGCAGCCTCATCCTGAATATCGCCCCACGGCAAATCGGGCTTCTGCCAGGGCGGTTCTCCAGCATCATCTGCCACAAACCACTCCAGATCGCCGTATTTTGCAATGGTATCAACAGCATCGTCTACCATCTTGTCAAAGTAAGAGCGGTCTATGTCGTCTTCCATCTTGAGTTCATATACCGTCTCGCTTTCCAGCCAGCGGTACCCCTTTGAGCCAGTTACGGCAGCGTACGTCTTTTCACCGCCATCGGTTACACCGGACTCTCGTACCAGCAACGCTCCACCGCATCCGGGTTTGATGGGACAGAACTGACCGACGCGACCGACGAAAATATAATTGTGCTTGCCTTCCATCAGGTCCTCGTTCTTATCCAGATAGATGGCACCCTTGGAAACCGTCTTCGTCTGGCAGAGATCGGTAAACACCACCGGGTCATGCGAGAAAAGCGTTTTAAACACATACGGAATCTGGAACTGTGTGCCCGTGGCCGTCCATTCCCTGCTGTGCTCCCCGTTCTTTTCCGGCACATAACCATACTGCGCCTGACACTGGTCTGCATCCAAATATCTGGCAATGTACACAGCATCGTTCACAAGGCACATTTTCTCGTATGTAGCCTCGTGCTCGAAGGTGTATCCGTATTTTTCAGCGAATTTCATACAGAAGTCGATGATCTCCGGGGTCGCATCGGGGATCTTGATCGAATCTGTCTTTATGTGCGCCACCTTAAAACCACGCTGCTGCACCTCGTCCTGCAGAGTGCGCATAAACAAAGCGCCGCGCAGGGCGACAATGTTGTTCGCGTTCTTCGGATTACGGAACGGGTTATCAAAAGTCGCGCTGGTCAGACCATACACCGAGTTGATGGCAATTTTCAGAGCCTGCGACAGAGCCTTTGCCTGCTTGGGATCGTCCAGATACTTAGCCAACTTGCCGTTAAAGAGCTGCTTTGCCTTGTCGTACTCCTTGTGTTTGACATAGATACGAACTGCCATCAGATCGTTGAAGTTCTTGGTGTACTCGCCGAAGTAGTTCAGTGCCACAGCCGAATGTGGGTGCAGAGATGCCACATCCAGCAATGCCACATTGTAATACATGTTGGGTTCGGCATAGACGTAACCGCCCAGACCCAAATCCGTACCACGGAACATATTGTGCATCCGGCCATCTTCGCCTCTGACCCACTCGTAGCCCGGGAAAGCGTTAATGATGTTCGTATCAGTCAGAATATCAGGCTCGACCTCCACAATATCATCGGACTTGCCGGTAGCCAGATCCGTATACACCAGCCGAGGATGCTTTTCCTTGCCAAATATAATGCGGGTCGTCAGGCTATTAGTGGTGTCATTAACGGTCATGCCTGCAATATCTGCCAGAATCTCACGCGCAATAAAGTCTGCCTGCCGCGCGTCAAATACGGCTTCTGTCGCAATGACATCGTTGTCGCAGTATTCCGCAACCTGCTCCCACTTCTCTTCCGGCACTGGCTGATCCCAAGGAAGCCCGAGCTCCTGATGGTGGATGCCCAGGTCGATTTCAAATTTCTTCAGGCCCTGCTTTTTTGCGCTGAAGTCGTAAATATCAGTGTAGGAGAAGTTATACGCCTCGCCGAAGAAGCCCGTATGTTCGTTGATGATCTGCTGAGACAGATTGTAGATTGCCTCAATCGACCACCCGATCATGCGGGCATAAAGGATATGGTTGTCGTACTTGCGGTTGTTGAAGCCAATCAGACGATACTGTGCGAGCATTGCAATATCATCTGCACTGGGGTTGATCATGCGATGAACCATCGACTTGTCGCTGCCCTGAAACTTCCAGTTGACCAGCAGCAGATTCGGGAACACCTCGCAGTCAAAGAATACAATAGGCGTTTCAAGAACAGGCACTGCCGGGAGTTCCTTGGACTTAAAGTGCATCTTCGACACGATCTTCAGGCACGCATCTGCCTGATTCGTGCTGGATGCAGCAAAGCCAAGGATACTGTTGCGCATGTCATCCACATCATAACGGAGGTCACTGTTGTAAGCATCCTCCAAAATCTTGTAGATGAAGTCGATGGACGGTTTAGTATAGGGATGAATCTCCTTGTTGAGATTGCGCATGATCAAAACTCTCAGCGCATTCTCGCTTTGGACGTGATCGACGTTTACCATTTTTTCTCCCTTCATTGGTAAACCGGAGCTGACGGGGGCTACCGGAATATCATTGCATTTTGAGAGTTTTCTCCGCAGGGAACTCTTGCCGGTGAACACCTTGATTTCAATGTGTTCATCGTAGATACGACTGAGTTTGGACGCATCACCGGAGTAAATATAATGCAGATGGATACCTGCACCAGATTTACTCAGCTCGGCATAGGTCTTTGGCCACTTGCTTGCCGCTTCCAGATTCTTCTCAAGGGACTTCTTCCCATCGTCTCCGGGAATATCAAAGTCGATGACGATGTGATTCTCGGGCACCTTCAGGTAATGCAGTCTGCTTGTGTCCAGATCTGCCAGCTTTGTCTGCACATTCTCCCATTTTTGGGTCGGTGTGCCGTTCTCGTTGGCATATTGTGCCGGGCAGTCCTTGCAAATATCATCCAGAACCGATTTCTGCACCTTAAAATCGATCCATGACTTCTGCTTTTCCTGCACCTTAGCCCCAAAGTCCGATTGCTTCTCAAACTTGTCCGTCCGAAACCCACTGTAGTAGCTTCGGATGCGGTCACCGTTCTCTGCGTTGACACGTTCTTTGTACTCGCGGAAGTAGTTCATCAACTCTTCCTTAAATACGCGTTTTGAACATGGGTACGGAATGTTCGAGTCGCTGCAATACGCCTTGTACATCTCCCACGCAACTTTCAGCGATACACCGTCTTCTTTCTTAAAAACGTAGTAGCTGTCCTCCATGAAGTTGTAGAAGTCGTTAGACGCACCGAGCATCCGCTTCGGGATATAATCGTCGTAGGCACGCTTGTTGTTTTCGTAAACGTTGCGGCAGTACCACGCGATGGCACCCAGTTCAAAGTCGATCTGCGACACCAGTTCCTCGTACTTCTTCCCGGGCACCTTGTTTCCGCTGGGCTCCACGTCGATCAGACGCCGAATAATGCCAGATTTTGCATTGGTAATGCGCACCGGATTGTTGGTACCAAGGATCAGAAAGCACTTGAAGCGGTTCTCATACGCAGATTTAAACTTCTCATTGACCATCATAGACTCGTGAGAAACCAACGAGTTGATGCGGGTGTTATCCTCAATACGGCTCAGGTCGCCATCGTGCTGAATCGCGATCAGCGGGTTCGACTTGAATGCCTCCAGCGCAAATGCATTAGAGGAAGATCCCAGCGCCTTGGAGTCAAAGGTCGAGTAATATCCAGTAAACAGCTTCTGAATAATGTTGATGACGGTCGATTTACCGGTACCCGGCGCGCCATACATCACGATGAACTTCTGGATCTTCTTGGAGTCCCCGTTCACGATGGCACCAATCGCCCACTCGATCTTCATGCGCTCGTCCGGCGCATACAGAACGCTCATCAGCTCGTTCCACGCCTTGATACTCCCCTGCTCCAATGGATACGGAAGCCGCTTGGACGCGTAATCCTCCTTTTTCACGTCGGTATTGGCAAATATCAATTTCTCATCCAGCATGACAAAGGAATCCCGCATTTGGCGCTGACAATACCGGTGCCAAATATCAATCATGCCGGATTCTGCATCCCACATATGGAGCACCCGGTAATTATCGAAGTCTGCCTTGTGCGCATCCGCATAATTGTCAAGTTCCCGATCGATGAGCTGCAGTGCGTCCTGCTCGTCCGTAGACCATAATCCGCGCTCCTGTAACCAGATCGCATAAAAGTCCCCGCCTCGGATCATCAAGTCCTTGGAGTGCTTGATGATGAATTTGGGATAGATCTCGATCACCCCGTGTTTGCCCGTTCTGCGAGCAATGAAAAGGAAATCAATCATTTGCAATCAATTTCCTCCTTTCTTCGAGGTAAATATCAAGCGTTGGACAGCGTTGCGTGGCCGTCACAGTGGACGGACTTGTTCTCATCGGTCTTCTTCATCCGGTTCAGTTCGTCCATGGCGCTGTCGTACTTCTCTGCCAGCTCATCGCGCTCCTTGCGGACATCCTTATACTTGATGCACTCGTTGACACCCGCCTTCCCCAAAATATAAACCACGCCAATCAGCCCCAGAATGGTCAGGTTCTTCTTGAACAGACGTGCCTTGCAGCGGTCGAGGGCGCATTCGGTCTGGGCGAGCTGATAGTAAATGTTGTTTTCCATGGTAAGTCCTCCTCAAATATCATTTTCATTCAGGTACGCCATCATCTGATACCAAATATCCAGCGTACGCATGTCATCTTTCGGGTTTTGCAGGGTAAACAGGCTGCCTGCACCGTTGGGCTGGTAGTCCCTGCGATGGAAGCGTTCGATCACGAACTCTGCGCGGCTCTGGTGGAACCGGTTATCATCCATGGCAGCCAGACCAAGGCTGACGACCATGTTCCAGAACCACTGTCCGGTGCGGTTTCCGGCATCGGCGTCCTCCATGATGGTTTCCTCACACCGAAGTGCCAGCGCTACCATCATCTCCAGCATACTGCAGGGCTTGTGCAGAAAGGTTTCGGTCACAGCCCTCATATCCTTTGCCGAAATATCATTCTGCTGGTCAAGGAACCTGTCCCGCAGATTCTCGCCGTCCACCGCACGATTACAGTCCATCTCGTTGTCAGGAACGAACTGCTTATCGTACAAAAACGCCAGCAGGCTGTGGAACGAGAGGTTTCTCGGCTCCCACTTCCCGCAGACGATTTCATACAGCCAGTCGAAATATCTTTTTTCGATCTGGTTTTTCATCTCATCAGTCGCCATAATCCTCCTCTTCCCGCTCCCGATATACTTCTGCATAATTCTGGAGCGCCTTCACGACCTCATAGTCTTTGTGGTAGGTGTGGTTGCGCACATGGATGGTATCAGGCATAAATTTCCCCATCGCATCCAGCGCCTTTTGCCCGACTACTGACTCAATATCATCCACCACAGAGCCGTCACTGTCGTAGGCCAGCACATCGTCTGCATAAAGCGTCAGAAAGCTGGTCTCATAGTCGTCATCGCAACCAAACTCGTCCGGCTCAATGATCTCAATAGCTTCCAGTGGCTCCTTGTCCGGTTTTTCCGGGTCTTCCACCTGACGATACGGACCGGAGATCAGTTCCACAGCTTTCTTCTGTGCCTCAGTCTCCACCAGCTTGTCCAGGTTCTTCTTGCTCACCTCGAAATGCTTGCGCACGTCTTCGATCTGCTCGTCGGCAAACTTCTGGTACTCGTTGCGCATACGAACGTGCATAAAATAAGCGCCAGCCACAAAGCCAGCGCCCACCAGTAAAATATCATGAATCCATGCTTTCATTGGAATCTCCTTCTTTGACGGTCATCATGGTGAACGCCAGCCCTCCAAAAAAGAGCGAAACGCTCATCAGTAAGCCGCCAACAATGTGACGTTTTCGTTGGGTATCGGTCAGGTAGTCCAGAAACAGAAACACGCTTTCCAAACTGCTCATGCAAATATCCCTCACTCAGAAAGGACAGCCAGACCAGAGAAGAAGCATACTCCGGCCATGGCAGCGAACACATAAGACAAAGTTCTTACAACTCTGGTCATAGCACATCCTCCAAATATCAATCAGATCTTATCGATAATCGGGCCATCGCAGTTGAAGTGCAGCACGACGGAGCGGTCGCCCTGCATTGCATCGATGCCCATGTTCACGTAGTTTGCGCGAGTCTCGTCGTTCGGGTCATAGAGCCAGCCCACGATCTGCCCAACAGGCTTGCGGATCTGCTCGCCGTTTGCATATCCGCCGATCAGACGATATACATCGTTCAGGAACAAATATCCCTGTGCCCGCAGACGGCGGTTTGCTTCAGACTGCACCTGGCTCAGGAAGGTCTTGTTCAGCTGGTAATCCGGCTCCCAGCGGTCAACCATCTCATCAAACAGCAGGTCATACGGCGAGTGCACGCCATCGGCTTCGTCCACGTAGGCCTTCACCAGTTCCTCGGTACCATCCTCATGCACTTCCTTGTTCTCGATTTCCACAGCTTTCACACCATGCTCGATCTCATGCTGCACACGGTCACCAAAGCGCTCAGTAACGCGCTCTTTGTACTCGGTAAAGGCCTTGTCCAGCGTAACATACGCCGCGGTCAGTGCTGCATTGCGCTTTTGCAGGATGTGGTTTGAGCCGATCATGCAGCCGAGAGACAGACCGCCCAGAATGACTGCAGGCGCGTACAGCTTTACCAGCTTGACACCGGTCTGCACGTATACGGTGGTCAGATCCTTCTTGGCATCCTCTTCGGTGTACTCGGCATCCTGCTTGATCTCCGCATTACCGCTCTGCACATTGTGGATGGTCTCCACGTCAGACTGGTGCTCTTTCAGAATATCATTGACCTTCAGGGTCGCCTTACAGGCCATCACCGCACTGGTCACTGCGCCAACAGCGCCGCACACCATCAGGATCTCCGGGCTGTGCTTGCCGATCTTGAACTTTGCCTTCGCAGCAAAGCGGCCGACATTCGTCATCATTTCGTTCATTTTCATAAATATCTATCCTTTCTTTTAGTTGTTCAGCGCAACGGGCTTCGGCAGACGGATAATATAGCCGCCGTTCACTGCCTGTACGTATGCAGAGCGCATATCGTACCAGCCGTACTTGTTGTCAGTGTAGTTCGATGTCATGCCGACCAGATCATAGAAATCCGCCACCGATACGCAATTATAAGTGCTGATGGCATCGATCATTTGGCTCAAAACTTCCTCTGCATCCCCGCGGGAGGAGAATATCACGTCCTGATAGTTGATCGCAGCAGCAGGCCGTGCCTGATTGTTATTGCGCCCGGAATACTGGTTGTACGACACCCGGTTGGGCTGCGCATAGCTTCCGCTGTAGTTGTTGCGCGGGCGGTCATCGCCATGAAATATCATGTTGATGGTTGCGATCATCAGGTCGGCAAAGAAATCCTGCAGCTTGGGCACTGCCACGTCCTTGAGAATGTGGTCCTTCACGGTCTTCAGGTCCTCTGCGATAAACATCGAAGCTACCTTCTGAATATCATTTTTCTCCTTGGTGGCAACTTTGCCGGTCGTTACCTTCTCAAATTTCTTTTCCGGCTTCTTCTCCGCGCCACCGGAGATAGAGTTCGAGGGCAATTCTACTTTTGCCATTGGCTGCTCCTTTCAAAAATAAAAAGGAAAGAGCCGCAGATTTCTCCACGGCTCTCGCCTAAACCATTCACATTAGTTTTCTTCTTCAGTCTCTTCGACCTCGTTGAAGTCAACATCCTCGATCTCTTCCGGTTCGTCTTCCACGATCTTCACCGGGCACTGGAGCTTGAAGTGCTTCTTCGGCTTCTTCTCCTTCTCAACCTTGTTCTCGTTCTTTGCCTTTGCCTTGTGCTTTGCGATGCCAGCGCCAATTGCGCCAATCGTCAAAACACCAACAGCAGCGGCAACGCCCGCCCAAGTGTTGATGCCAGAGTTCTTCTCCTCTATCTTCACCTCATTGTTCTCCGTAACCACGGGAGTCTCTTCGTTAGAAGTCTCCTCGGTAGTAACCTCGTTCATGTTGTTCATTTCGTCCATAATAGTAATCTCCTTTCAAGATTTATCTTAATGTGAACCTCTTTGGTTCCATAAAGCGGAATGTATTTTTCGCGTCTCACACGCCGATATAGTGCGGCGGCTCCACGTAATTCACCACCAGACAGGGCAGCCCGTCCTCATCCAGCCGCGATGCATAGCAGGTCTCGACGTATCCGCGTTCGATATCCCAGCCCAGCATATCGCCAAGCTTGTTGGTGTCCAGACCAATGAGATCGTACCAGTCGTTCAGGCTGATGCGCATATCATCCCGCAGCTGACGGTTGAACTCGTTGACCGCCTTGTCGATCTCGTTCTTGGTTGACACAAAATATCTTCCGCTCAGCGAGTCAAAACACTTCAGCTGCCCCGCCGCACTGCTCACAACAAGCGCCTGCGGTTCGGGGGTCTTCTGCTGCTGTTCGATGGCAGCCTTCTGCCGGATCTCTCGCTCCTTGTCCTCGCCCACGGTTTCCAGCACCTTGTCACGGTAGGTGCGCAGAGTGCTTTCACTCAGGGTGTACGCAGCAGTCAGCGCTGCATTGCGCCGTGCATTCACGCTGCTGGCACCAACAATGCAGGCAACGCTCACACCAAAGCTGACGGCAGTCGGAATATAAACCGGCGCAGCAGTCTTAATGATCTCCTTTGCCTCCAGCTTCTCAACGCCCAGCTCCTGACGCTTCTCCTCCAGCAGGATCATTGCCTTCGGGGTGGCCTTAACAGCAAATATCACGCTGGATGCAGCCCCCGCGATGCCCATGCCGATCAAAATTTCAGGCGAGTGCTTTTTTGCACCTGCCCATACGGATTTTGCCATAGTTTTGATGTTCATAATTGTGCCTCCTTAAAATATAAAAGAAAGAGCCGCAGCTTTCGCCACGACTCTCGTCTTCGTCAGATGTGTCCAGTATTCTTCAAATTCTCGAAGCGTTCTTTCGACTCTCGTTCAATAATCGCTTCCTCCCGGTTGTGCAACCGGTAACGCAGGTACTGATACAGCCGAACCGGTTGCAGCAGCAATGTTACCACCACACCAATCATGGTGTAAAACATCACCGTTGCGCACCGCTTCAGCCCCTTCAGTGTTGCCTTATCGATTTCGCCCCAGAATTCACGATCATACTCGTACTCGCTCATAATAATATCTCCTTTGTAATTTGTATTTGTGGATTCTCTTCCATAACACAATCTGAATTTTTCGCGTCATCGATAAATATTAAAAAGAAAGAGGAGCATCACTGCTCCTCAGTCTCATGAGATTCGTTGAGCTTTTTCTCAACAGCTTCGTCGATTCTGGCATCCAAGTCCTTATCTTCGGCATATCCCTGCATCATCGTGCCGAGAAAGCCAAATATCATACCTGCCATACCCAGAATCTTCCAGATGTTCTTTTTCTTGCTCATTTGTTCTCACCTCCATAAAGCACGCTGGAATTTTCGCGTGCACGGTTCTCCTCGTAATGTTCCCAGTCCTCCACCGGGTCCGCCCAAGGCGTTACGTAATATACGTCCAGCCCGTCGTCGGTCTTCTGCTCGTAGCACTCTACATCGAGCCAGAAATACTCCCATTCCTCGACCATCTGGTCAATGCACCAGCCTCTGCACTTGTCGTCCGGGATAAACTCCAGCCCCAGCATCTCACACCATGCTTCCAGCGATACCCCGCCGTCCAGCGCCAGTTTTTTGTTTAGCATGTATGCCGCTTCGTAAACCTGCGCCATAGTGGCCTTAAAATATCTATTGGTGTGCGGCTCATAGCACAGATGCTCCACATCGCCGTTATCTGCACGAGGCGTTGTTTCGACCTGCTGGTGAATATCTTTTTCGGTTTCCTCGCCTACCTGCTCCGCAACTTTTCTGCGATAGGCGCTGTAAGTTTGCTGCACGGCCACATAAGCCGCCATCAGTTCCTTCTGGGTCTTTTTGTTCATGGTATTGGAGCCCAGAATGCAGGCAATGGTGCCCGCGCCAACGATAGCTGCCGGAATATAATAGCGCCAGCACTCCTCCACAACTTCCTTTTTGCTCATCGGCTCTGCCTTGTTCATGTCGATCATGCTCTGCGCCTTCGTGGTTGCCTTCGCAGTCTCCACAGCCGTCAAGACCACACCTGCAGCTGCTGCAACGGAGAGCAGCGTAGCACCGTGCTTGCTCAGATAACCGAATATCTTTTTACCAAGTTTCATAATCGTTCTCCTTTACTCAAAATTAAAACGGTTTCTCCTCGATGCGTTCACGATGTTTCTCGGATACGACACCATCATACACAGCGGCACGTCGTCGTTCCGTAAAAACAGCCTTCCGTGCCGTTCGTGGACACCTGCATGGATACCATTCGTATGGATACACTCCTTAAAGGCCTGCGCAAGTCTGGTCGTGTTCACGTCCTCTGCGCCGCATAGATCCACTTCCATTATAAACGTGCCCCGCTGCATAAAGTCGGTCAGAATATCATTGATCTTTTCCTTGTAGCTCACATACGTATGCACCGGTTTGCTTATGGAAAGCGCTGTAATTTCGGTCACAGATACCTCTTTAAGTTTCATTCCATTTTCCCCTTCCAAGCACTCCGATCCCATGCAGAATATCCATCAGGTCACCCTGATCGATTTCTGCATCGATGTCCAGATGCACCTTGATCCGATCGTGATTCACGTGGCTCACCCGCAGGTCGTTCAGCTCAACATATGTGCGCTCAAATCCCTTCTTTTTGATGAGCTGCCCTACCGCCATCGAAATAATATTGCGCAGAAACGGCGTTTGAATGTGCATAATGTCCTCTATTTTGAATCTCCTTTCAAAATCAAAAAATAAAAAGGCAGAGGGCGAATCTTTATCAGATTTCGTTCTCTTCCTGCTCTACTTCTTCTTTGCCAAACCACTGCTTAAACAAGCCAAGCTTGTGATAGATGTATGCCACATACGCCACGCTAATGGCGAATGCGCCGATACACATCTTCGCATAACCCCCATAAGTAATGGGTTTGTCCATAAAGTTCTTCATAGCTTTCATCATAGTAATTTCTCCTTTCAATGTAAGCCCTCTGTCTTCCATAAAGTATCCTGAATTTTTCGCGTCTGAAAAACAAAAGAGCCTGCGATTTCTCGTAAGCTCTCTCGGGATAAGACTGAATATCAATTCGTGTACCGGTTTCCGTTAAGTCTTAGTCCTTCGACGGCCGGAACAGTCCCACCAGGACCCAGATGACCAGACCAATTATCAGTCCGATCACCGCGGTCACAATGACCTGCCCAACCGTTACGCTTGTATTCCAGATCTTCTTCAAAATATCCATCGTACTTCTCCTTTGTTTGGGCCTTATCCCATAAGACAAAGAGATTTTTTCGCGTAAAAAGGAAAGAGCCGCAGATTTCTCCACGGCTCCCGCCTTTGAGTTACTTTTTGCCAGTATATTCGTGGAATTTGGCATTGACTCGATTGATAATATTGCACGCGTCTTCCATATCGTACGCATCATATACCGCACGTGTTGACCATTTTGCCTGTTGCCTCCGTCCTTCCTTAATGCCGTCAACCCGGCCCTTATCCATCGCACTCCATGCAAAAATGACACCACCAATGATCATGCCTACGCTCTGCTTAACTAATCTTGCGTCAATTTTCATCTTTCATACCTCCAAAATATAATGTTAAGACGTAACTCGTCTCATAAAGTGCCCTGCATTTCTCGCGTCTACACCGTTCCCCTGTCAAACACGGTCTCCCAGCGTTCTTTCTTCAAGGGCTTCATCCGCAGCGCCCACATCAGCTTCCGCACGGTCACGGTCGGGTATAGCCCGTCCTTGTTTTTCCGCTTGGCATTTTCCCGGAAATACTCCACAAACCCTTCGTGCAAGTAAATTTTGTCGGTCAGCCATGGGTCTATCGGTCCCCAGAAGGTCGATTTGCTCTTTTCGTTGAACCTTTGCTGAATGACGCACAGCCCCTTCCCGTGCTCTGCATACAGTGTGCAGGTGCGATATACCGGATGATTGCATCGGTAGGTCACGCCGTAGTAGTGCGTCCATTCCTCTGCAGGCTCGGTAAAATATCTCATAAAAAGAAAGGAAGCCGCAGCTTTCGCCACGACCTCCTAAGTCCTCCTTACTTTCTAAAGAATCTGAAATCCTTCATCAGTCCCTTGAACGTACTGGAACAGATCGTCCCTGTCTCCTCGAACTTGAAGCCCTTGCCGTACCAGTGACTGCCTACCGCAAAGCCGGCAATCGATATGCCAACGCTCGTCACCGTCGTTAGGATGCGGATTAGCTTGTCGTCCTTTGCTTTCTCGGTCTCGAGTTCCAGCTTGCTCTTTTCCAGCAGCAGCTTGTCCTCGTCCGCCTCCTTGCTGACGTTCTGCTCATTTTCATCCATCCGCAGCTTGTAAAGCTTCACGATGTTATCGGTCGCCTTGCTCTGCTCGTCACTCCCCGTTTTCAGGTTCTCCAAGTCCTCGAAGCGACGCTTCAGTTCCTTGTCCATCATTTCATTCAGTTCCATTTTGAATTTCTCCTTTACAAAATATCTTTTCGGAGTTTCCTCCGTAAAGTGGGCGATTATTTTCGCGCCTTCAGCTTTTTAACGCGCAGAACAACGTAATCCTTGTCCTCCAGCTGGTCCACCTCCTTGTCAAGGTTCAAAAATAAATGGGCACCGTCATCCTCCTCGCCGGTATAGCCGACAAGCATCGTGCCATCTGACATCTTGCCAAGATCCATCCGAATGCCCAATGTTGCCCCCAGCGCAATGCCAACAACAACGCCCATTCCTACCAGACCCCAGATCAAATAAACCATTTTGAAAAACCTCCTAGTACAAATATAAGTGAATGTTCGGTCGACTGTGTGCTGAAAAAAAATAAGAGCCGATGTTTCCATCAGCTCCATTTTGAAATCAGTTTTTCTTGTTTTTGTTCTTCTTGTGTTCTCCTTTCCGTTTTTCGATCAGGAGCTTCAACAGCTCCCATAAAATCAGGATCACGAACAGTTCCACTAAAAAGTCAAACATATCAATACCACCTTTCTCATAAAGGCAGCTGAATTTTTCGCGTCCAAAAAGTAAGAGCCGCAGATTTCTCCACGGCTCTCGCCTTTCTTAGTAAACGAAATAAATCGTCTCCTGTTTCATTTCAACACTCTTGATCACACCTGCTTTTTTCAGCAGCTCAAAATCACGACGGATTCCGCGAGGGTCAAACGCCTCAAATTTGACGTCGAAGTCCGCGCGCTTCTTCTTTCTGTCTTCGTAGGTTCTGATCGAATAGACCATCTGGTTAACCAGCCTCGGGTCCATCTTACAGTTCCGACGAACGACTTCCATCATCAGCTCGCGTCCTTCGTAGTCATCATCTCTGACGCCCTTCACGATAACTGTCATGTGATTCACTTTGCTATTAAACATATTGTGTTCTCCTTTGCATTTAAACAGTGAATATTCGTTCCATAAAGCAGCCTGCAAATTTCGCGTCACTGCCGTTCTTTGCTCAGGAGCCAGAAGAAATATCTATAATATTCGTAATACATTTCCCGGCAGCAGGGGCAGCCTTGTGCCTGTAATTTTTCAAAACCCAGCCCCTCGGTCACACCCTTTAATATAAAAGGAGCCAGCGTAGGGTCCAGCTCGTCAATACAGCGGTCAACGATCGCGATCTGGCCGGAATAATATAATCTCGCAATTGCCTGCCGCTCTGTCGGGCTTTCCGGCGGCCTGCCCTTGATGATGCCCGGAATATCACGCGGCTCGGTGCTCCATCCGTCCAGCAGTACAAGCGCCTTCTTCCAGTCCGGGTATTGCAGGCAGAAGTGCTTCAGCTCATAGTAGCGATGCTTCGGGATACTGCAGGGGTTCTTTGCAGACAGCTGCGCACGCTCTCTTTTCATTTTTCGCCCCTCCATTCGTAGCCCGTCTGCTCGAAAAGGAGCTTCGGCGAAATATAATAGTTGATTCTCCCATACTTTGAGCTCATCTCCTTGAGGTCGGTCACGCGCCTGCCGTTTCTCGTAGCCTCCCCGATCGGCAGCCATCCTGCAATAATACCGGCTCTCACCCATGCCGGATCACGTCCATAGACCCTTGCTGCGATCCGTACCGGTACAGCCCCCAATTTTAACCTAGCTTTGTCCATACTATCGTACTCCTTTTGTGTTACTCTAAGTGCATCCAGATGCGTCTTAGGCATGAAAGGATAATAATGGTAAAACCGGTCGACTGCGTGCTGTATTTTATTTTTCTTTCCGCAGAATGTTGACAATGCCGTATAAAATGCTTAACCTAGAATAGTTCGCAAAAGAAAAAAGCCCGGTCATCCGAGCTTTTTATCTTGAATTATTCTCTAAATATTAAAGGAGGCAGTTATGTTAAAGCCCTGCCCAGAGTGTAAGATGCAGGTCAGTGATAAAGCGATCTCTTGCCCTCATTGCGGCTTCCCCCTCAAATCACGGTCTGCCCAAAAGAAAAAACATATGCGGCTACCAAATGGGTTTGGTCAGATTTGTGAGATTCGGGGCCGTAATCTTCGCAGACCATTTCGTGTGCAGATTACGGCTGGATGGACCAGTGACGGTAAGCCTATTCGCCGCGCGCTACGCCCTGAATCTTATTTTGAAACGTACAACGAGGCATATCAAGCGCTCGTGAAGTACAATGCGCACCCCTTCGATTTATCAAATAAAACGACGATGCAGGATTTGTACGAATCGTGGCTTGAAACTAGAAAGTCAAAGGTTGATTCTTCAACTCTTGCCCGCTATCGAACCGCATGGGCTTATTCATCCTCGATTCACAATATGCTTGTTCGGGATGTTCGCATTTTGGATATGCGCAACTGCATCGAGCACGGCACTATCACGTATGCCGGGAAGTCCCGAACGCCGCAAAACAACGCAAAAGATTCCATGAAAACGCTTTATAATCTTCTTTTTGACTATGCTGTTGCTTCCGAGATTGTGGACAAGAATTATGCTCGGATGTTTACAGTTGATTCAGGCTACATTCGTAAGCCCGGCAGCCATATAGCTTACACAGAGGAAGAACTGGATAAACTCTGGTGCAATATTGATAAGCATCCGATCATCGATATGATCCTGATTCAATGTTATTCAGGATGGCGTCCAGGCGAAATGTGCGATTTGAAAGTCGAGGACATCGATCTGGAGCAAGGCACCATGACAGGCGGTTTAAAAACAAAAGCGGGGATAAACCGAGTTGTCCCGATTCATCCCCGCATCTTTAGTTTGGTAAAAAGCCGCTACGATAAAGCTATAGAAGCAGATTCGCCCTATTTATTCTTTAAGATCCGCCAACGTGGTTATCGGCATAAAAACACCCACAAAGGCGAATGCTCAAAGTTTACTTATGCATCTTTTCAAATGCCACTAGTCGAAGAAGTCGTTCCGCTTCTATCCTTAAATCCCGCTCATAAAGGTCATGATGGACGTGTCACTTTTGTTACAAGAGCCAAAAATGCAAAACTTGATGAATATGCCATCAAGCGTCTTGTAGGACACCATATTGACGACCTTACGGAACGGGTTTATACAGAACGCAGTGTTGCATGGCTCAAAAGCGAGTTAGAAAAGATTCCATAA